GCATTTCTAATTGCTTGTGAATATGATTGACCTTTGCCTAAATTTGCTTGGACTTTTTTATTAAAATGATTTTTTGCGTTTGTTCCAAATTTTTTATTAAATTCTGCAGCTCTTGTCTTGGCTAAATTTTTTCCTTTAAGAGTTGATTTAGCATTTGGATTTACTCCAGAACCACTACCTGTGCCAGATCCAGGTAAATTATTACCTTTATTTGTAAGGGGTGACTTATCTCTATAAAAATCTAGATTCAATAACCTTAAAATCGAATCCATCGTACCAAGTGGATTCGTCAGGATGGTTAAAGCTGATAAACCCAATATGAGTTTACCCAATCCTGCCATTTTTTCTTTAAAATCTCCACCATTGACCATTTGATCAAATGGTTTGTATATACCATCGTATAATAGTAATTTACCAAACTTAAATAATCGACCAAATACGTATGTAAGGCTGTCTATGAATTTTTGGGTTTTTTTGATATTAGCGGGGTCTTGAAGTAGTGTTAATATCGTTTTTACCGCAAATAAAGTGTATAATTTTGCAATAAATTGAAAAATACCCAATAATATACCTTCTGCACCACCAAACAGACCATCCATTATTTTATCAGACAAACCCCTTTTCTTACCTGCTTCTTTTGCCTTTCTTTTCGTTTTATCGGGGAATTTACCTTTTAGTAAATTTTGACCTTCTATTTCTTCTTCTCTTAGTCTATCTTGCTCTCTCTTTTTTGCTCTACGTTCTGCTATTTCTACAAGTTTTTCATTTTTAGCACTTAATTTGTATATCTTCTCAAGATTATTGACAGTATTACCAAGTCCACTGACAGTTGAACCTAATCTATTAACTGCTAAAAGTGATGAACGAGCTCCAATAGTGGCAACTCCCTTGGAGTTACCAGGATTGATAAACTTGTACATTTTAATTTTAGCCACCTTTAGCCTGTTGATCCTTCATACGTTGTTCCTCTTGTTCGAGGAATTGGATTAATAGATTCATGTAGATTTCTTTTTCCCAAGGCATCAAATTCTCAATATGCTCAATATTCCATTTATGGTGGTGTATTAGAGCAAAATTGGTCTCATAATAATTTTTCAAACTAGCATGAAGTAGTGCTATGCGAAAAAAGACGCTAAACCCTCAAGTTTTACATCACTCTCAACTTTAGTATTAGGATTCTTGACCTTAATTGTGTGAGATAGTTTAGGCATAGTTTCAAAGAAATCTTGCACTTTTTTAAATTGGTCAGAAGTCATTTGATCAAGAAATGCTGTAAGTTCCTCTTTTGGAAGATCTTTACACTCATATACCTGTTCTGTATCTGCGATAGACTCGATACATCCAGCTGCCATTTTAAAAACTTGATCAACTCCACCTTCTTCTGGTTGGAAATTCATTTCAACGAAAACATCCAAACTTGGATATTTCATAGTAAGGACGACTTCATCAGATATCTTAATTTCCTTTTTATGTCCTTTTGTCTTAATGACTTTAATTTCATCTAAAGGAATAGTTACGTCAACTACTGTCACTTCATCATCAGGGCAAGTTACTGCTACATTAACAGATTCACCAACTGACTTTGTTCTGATTTGTAAGAAAACGTACTCAATATCAAAAGTTGATAAATGTTCAACATCCTTGATATCTGTGCAAGTTCTAATGATGTTCTTAATGGCAGTAATTAACTCTGCCTGTTCACCTGTTTCAGTCGCAATTAATAGCAATTTCTCTTCTTTTACAAGAAAAGGTCTATAATTCACTACTCGGTTATCAGATGGAAGTTTTAATTTAAACTTCGGGGTGTTTAATATGGGAAGTGCCATAATATGATATTTTCAGTTGTAATTATTTAGTTGAAAACCCTAAAGGGTCATTTTTTGGGGGGAATTTTTTTCGGGGTATTTTGGTAAAAAAAGTCCAAATTATATATGAGACTTACCACCAATTATCATTGTTGATAGGTCCTTTCTGATATCCCATGCCATTTGCGTCTTCGGTGCTTGTAGATACAGAGAAGTTACTGAGTTGTGGATTGTTTCTTAATGCAGGATCTTTAACGATAAAT